AGGATATCTGTAAAAGGAGCCTATTTTAGTACTATTGTTGAAAATGATTTGAATATTGTATCCGAACCTAGAAGATATTTCGGCCCAGTCGATATTCAACGCCTTCGTATTCGTTTGTTCGACGAACATGGACGCATTCTGCCAATGAACAATTCGAACTTTTCATTCTGTCTTGATTTTAAGTTGATGTATGATTTATAGTATATAAATATAATAAGTTATGAGTTCAGCTGTATTTTAACCATATATATATAATGTCAGTTACAATTACAGATGGAATAGCTACCTTTAGTGGATCTGGTGAATTAATAAATTGTACGATGTATTTGGATCATAATGTATATGCAGTAGTTATCAATAATTATACTAGTATCGGAAATTATGCGTTTAAATTATCCACCGATATAACCACAATTACTATATCAAATTCTGTAACGCATATTGGAGATTATGCGTTTTATAAAATGTCAAGTTTGACTACTGTCAATTTACCAAATTCGGTAACACATATTGGAGATTATGCGTTTTATGGTACTGTGAAATTAACCACAATCTCAATTCCGATAAATGTGAGTAGTATTGGATATGAAACGTTTGGATCAACGCCTCTATTAACAGAAATTCTAGTAGATTCCGGAAATTCTAACTATTTATCTCAAGACGGAATATTGTTTAACAAAACACAGACACAATTACTACATTATCCAGTGGCAAAATTAGATACAGAATATACTATTCCATCCTCGGTGACAATAATATCGGATAACGCATTTAAATTGGCTACGCGATTAACTAGTGTAACGTTGTCAAAAGGGGTCACTCATATAGACGACAGTGCATTTAGTTGGATGTCGAATTTAAGTACAATTAACATACCGACAACCGTAACACATATAGGAGAAAATGTTTATTATAAAACCGACCTAGTGGAAACTCTGACTATACCGAGTTCTGTAACTCATATTGGTAACTTAAGATTTGGCGGGACCACAATAAATGTTGTCGGAGGAAATACTGTTTATTCTTCCCAAAATGGGGTATTGTTTGATAAACAAAAAACGAGATTAATATTATATCCACCTCAAAAGACTACTGTAAATTATACTATACCCACTAGTGTAGAATCTATAGAACCATATGCTTTTCGAAACGCTATTCACCTAGAAGAAGTTCATATACCAGAATCAGTATTGTCCGTTGGCGATTCTATATTTTTAGAGGCCAATAATTTAAAACGAATCACAGTTCACGTCAATAATGCAATATACTCTTCTACTCCCGAGGGCGTTTTATTTAATAAAGATAAAACTATACTTATACAGTACCCACCAAATGGACCGTATACAGAATATACTATTCCCGACACGGTAGCCGTTATCCGAGACAATGCGTTTCGAAATGCTACGAAGTTGACCTTCCATATTATTCCTAGTGCCGTACATACAATCGGTGCATTTGCCTTTTACAATAATACATCCGCAACGTCTATAAATATTTCAGATAGTACCACAAATATCGGTAACGCATCGTTTTATAATTTGGCTCCTTCGGCAATTGTATATGTAAATGCCCTTACGTATACTTCTTACTATAATTTCATTAACGATCATACCTTAAAATTTCATACCGCAACTGGCAATGTTTCATTTTTACCACGTGTAATTGTTGGACTAGATAATACAAGTGTAGATGAAAATGAAACATTTGTTTCGAATATGGATATATTAAATAATAGTGGGGAAACAATTACATTTACATTGGCCGGTCCCGACGCAGATGCGTTTGAATTAGATGGTAGTAAAATAGTATCAAAACAAACGTTTGATTATGAAAATAAGCGTGCGTATGAGATCATATTGGTCGCATCATATGGCAATTTTAATACAACCGCCAAATTTTCTATTGTGGTGAAGAATGTATTAGATTCAGCAATAGACGCATATAATGAAAATATACAAGGTTCTCCATTAAAAGAATATAATTTTCAAGTTACAGAATTAATTAGTGCCGGATATTCGCAACAACAGTTACTTGACGCAGGATATACAAGGAAACAGTTAGAGAATGCCGGACTTAGTGTAATTTGTTTCCCTGCGGGTACACCTATTTCATGCGATCAAGGAGTTATTTCTATCAATAGTATTAATGTCAAACGACATACTATTCGAGGTAAGAAAATAGTTGCTATTACACGGACAATTACGGAAGAAAAACATCTTGTATGTATACAAAAAGACGCATTTAGCAAGAATGTTCCATGCCAAGACACGATTACCTCAACGAATCATAGTTTCTTCTACAAAGGAAGAATGAATAAAGCAAAGGATCTTGTTAATATGATCGATAATGTTCGATTCGTTGAATATGATGGATGTATTTTATATAATGTACTTCTCGAAAAACATGACAAAATGGTAGTAAATAACCTAATTTCTGAAACACTTCATCCCGAAAATAGAATCGCCAAAATATTTAACTATTTTTCACAAAGAAATTTTTCAATTGATGAAGAAAACGAACTTCTTCGATATGCAAATAAACTATACGCCGATGAAAACGAATTGTTTATGAGTAATCAAAAGAAAAAACGTTATTTGAATAGTAAAAACAAACGACATAAATAATTGTCATGAAGAGAACAAATAATCTATTTGTATATATAATGCCGTATAAAATACGAAAGGTACGAAACAAATCATGTTATCGTGTATATAACCCCATTACAAAGAGAACATTCGCAAAATGTTCGACCAGAAAGAACGCTTTATTGCAAATGCGTCTTCTTCGTGGACTACAAAATAACGAAACATTTCGTAAACGCGTTTCTAGTAGAAAAACGCGGCGAAATATAAAAAAGTAGATATACGTATCAATAAAATTTATATCTACCATAATAATATATAATGGCGTGTAGAATAACATGTTCTATTTCCGTAGCATTTATTGTTGCTATGATTTACATGACAAATGCAATGTCAAATAATGAAACTACCAAACTTTACGAGAAGCAGTTGCCCGACCATTTACGAGGCATATACAAACAAATTGTCGACGAACGTACACGTATTTATTATACCGGTTATTTATTAGGGTTCAGTGTAGCCGTTCTCTTTATTTTATACAATATATGGTTCGCAAAAAGAACATTTTCGAATATATCGATGATTTGTCTTTCCACTACCTCTGCTTTTATAATTAACTATTTTTACTACATACTAACTCCAAAGAAAACGTACATGTTAGAACATATCGATACACCCAAACAAACTAATGCTTGGCTCAAAATGTACCGCGATATGCAATATCATTATCATGTTGGACTTGTACTCGGACTTATTGCCGTAGCAATATTTTCATACGCATTCCGCTGTTAAAAATTGATGGTTAATTTATAGAATTGGTATAAAGGTAAATAAACGTATATAATATACCGACCAATACGAACTATATTATATGATACAATTAAGTGACGAACAGCAAGACATTCTAGACACTGTAAAACAAGGACATAATGTCATGGTAGATGCGGTTGCGGGGACTGGAAAAACCACTCTTATTCTATCAATTGCTAGAGAAATGTCCGACAAAAATATATTACAACTCACGTATAATGCGTCTTTACGGAAAGATGTTAAGGAGACGGTTGAACAAAATGAAATTCATAATTTAACAGTCCATACCTATCATAGTCTTGCAAAGCGACATTATTTATCTACTGGTTATACTGACACTGAAATACGTAGACTATTGTTGAAAGAGATAGAACCAAAAACTCCCATACCACAATATGATATGATCGTATTGGATGAATGTCAAGATATGACGTTGTTATACTTTCAATTAATGGTGAAATTTATCAAAGATATGGGTACGAATATACAATTATTGATTTTAGGTGACTATATGCAGGGATTGTATGATTTCAAAGGTGCTGATATACGGTTTTTAACAATGGCAGATAAAACATGGGATGGGTTATATAATTTATCCAATGCTGGATTTCAAAAACGAACCATGAAAATGTCATTTCGTATTACCAATCAAATACGCCATTTTGTAAACGATGTAATGTTAGGGGAAGATCGAATGAACGCATGTCGTGACGGCAATGTAGTTACATATATTCGTAATTCTCGTGGTAATATTTCACGAGTAGTATATGCCGAAATAACAAAACTACTTGAAACCGGTGTCAAACCAAGTGATATATTTGTATTAGGGGGATCTGTTAAAGGTGCCAATAGCAATATACGCCGATTGGAAAATACATTGGTGGAAAAAGATATACCCTGTCATGTACCTATGTTGGAGGGCGACAAAATAGATGAACGTGTAATTGACGGGAAAGTTGTATTTTCGACATTTCACAGCGTTAAAGGAAGACAGCGCAAATATGTTTTTGTGGTTGGATTTGATAATGCGTATTTTCGATTCAATGCCAGAACGTTACCCAGAGATACATGTCCGAATACACTATATGTAGCAGCAACACGCGCAACCGATGGCCTCTATTTACTAGAAAGCGATAACTATTCCAATGATCGACCACTAGAATTCTTAAAAAAAAGCCACATTGAAATGAAAAAATGTGATTATATTCAATTTCGAGGACATCATAAATCCATCTTTCAAGACGAAGAGACGAATGATTTAAATGATATGGGCGTCAAAAAACATATTCTAACGCCAACCGACATGGTGAAATTCATTTCAGAAAGCGTCATTGAAACCATATCGCCTATTATTGACCGAATATTTATAAAAGAAACCGAACAACCTATCTTACTTGATATACCTAGTGTTATTGAAACTAGAAAGGGCTATTTCGAAGAAGTTAGCGATTTAAACGGCATTGCGATACCATGTATGTATTATGATTATTTGAAAGAGATCTTTACAGAAACCTCGGAAGAAATTGATAATATTCAACGTGGAAATGTATTATTTGAAGTTATTGACAAATGCATGGATAAAATGAGAACAAACGATCATACATTTTTGAAAGATATTGTAAAGAGCCTTCCTGCCAAAATAGAAACCATCAATGATTATTTGTATGTTGCAAATGTTAGCGTTGCCGTTCAAGAGACTCTTTATTTCAAACTGAAACAAATTGATATTGATGAATATAACTGGTTAACCGATGATATGATATTGGCTTGTAAAAATAGATTACGAGACGTTATTGGACCGGATTGCGAAAATCAGATGCCATCAGTAGAAGACACCATCATTCACGAGTCCGCAGACGAACAACATATCAAAATAGACGAATATCTTCAAACTATATTTGATACATCACAACAATTTCGATTCACTGGGCGGGTAGATTTGATTAGTGAAACAATCGCATGGGAACTGAAATGTACGTCTGAAATTACTGTCGAACACCTAGTACAGGTTATTATTTACGCATGGTTGTGGAGAATGCGACACAGTTACACCGAAGTATTTGAAGATAAAATATTCAAAATATTTAACATTAAAACAGGGGAAATATTACGACTTGATGCGTCACAAGATGACCTCAATCTTATAATAAGTACTCTACTAAAAGGTCGATTTCAAGATCCTATTAAGAAATCAGACCAAGAATTTATACGCGATTGTCAGGAATTTATCTAGACACGCAAATCGGTTACTGTAATATGATATATGTATACAATACATCATATTAAAGGGCAAATTAGTTAGAGGATGGCTGAACGAAACGCTTAATACATTCCCATAATTTGGCGGATTCATCTATGCTGAACGCACCACGTTTTTGTGCGACACTCAAAAAAGACACCATAGTATTCAGGGCATCATTATCATCATTAATTTTTTTTTCAGACAGGTTAGACACTAAAGTCGAATCATTGACGGTCGTATTTAGATCCATTACTATATATCATAATTCGTGTTTATACCGTTTATGCGGACTTTGTTAAACCTAGTTTTGTCAATACCAACTCTACAATATAATTGTCATCAGAAGACCAATTTTCATACTCGTCTCCCTCCACCTTTATAAATTTGTTTTCTAACAAATGACCGTTAGCATCTAATAGATGTACGGTGATATTCGCGTGAGAATTTAATACAACTTCTGACAATACTATTTCTATTTGGGTTGAAATAGGGGCAGGAAGCGCGTGATCGTTTATAGCCACTTTCAAATGATCCATAATTATATAATAAGTAATCACATTTAATTACGTATTACAACGAATAATATAAAAATACATGTTATATATTATTATACAGTAGGCTATGAAAGAACACAGAATAGATGACTATTGTAAATTTTTATCCACACAGACAATATATTGCGAACAAATCAAAAAAGATCATCCGAATTATGAATACTGTAATATTGTATATGACCTATATTCAGAATGTGTAATATATAAACAGCGAATCATCGGTTTACCTAAATATCACAAATGAAGAAGTGTTACTCGGTTTGAATTGAATGCTCTAGAACCACTACTAACATGATTCGAAATGAAGTTTCTCATCCTTGTTTTTGTAATATTACCATTACTTTCACTATACACCAAGGTCTTTATATCAAACTTTTTCATTTGTTTATAACATTCTATACACGGTCCTGAAGATAGCATGTTATTTTGATTTCCTAATCTCGCAATATATAATGAAATTTTTTTTGTACGATTCATTCGTAAACACTTGCGGAGTACGTCTATTTCCGCATGACACGAACATACATTGTTACTGATTAATCCATCCCTAGAAATAGTTCGATCGTGATTATGCCCTCTAGCAATAACCTTACCAGACGAAACCGCAACGCATCCATGTCGATAATTCACCGTTGACTTATATGCCTCCGTTGCGGCCAATTCGACGTATCTTATATCAGAATTAGAACAATGGGAATATGTCATATTGGTGTTGTTATATTATTATCTAATACAGTACAATATTACTGTAATCAATTTTATTAGGGATTACGACGAGATAGTAAATTTAGTTTGTATAACGCGTATAATCACAGTCTTCTTGAATCATAGGAATCGGCTTATTGAAATAATTTGTAAATCCATAATTTTCAAGTGATTCTTTCACGGCAGTGTCATAGTTTGTAAAATAACTGCTTACGTTTCTCGCTAAAACAAATAACGACACGCGCTTGTCGTCCGAAACAATCGAATACTGATATTGACCGTTGCGAATTTCACCTAGTTCAATTACCCAATATGGTGCCGATCTAGGTACCCCTTCTAATGACACTTGCAGATTACCGCCAGTGTCTCCTGGTCGGTAAAATGCGTATCCACCGATCTGATCCAATTTACCATCGGAATCACATTGGCTATTTAAAACCGTAACATTTGTAGAGGTTAGTCCATAGTCCGCAACCGAACATGTACCATCACCCTGAAACGACATATCAAACCGATTCTTATATACTTGATACCAACGACCCATATACGTTGGAAGATCTAATGTTGCAACGGGGGCATACTCCGCAGAAATACTACACACGTAGGCTAGTAATACAAATAAATTTAATATCATTATTTCTTATTCTCGTATCAATACATCTATATCATTTCTGTAAATATATTTCGAGAACAATGTACCTAATATTATTATGTTCTCAAAATATATATCATAATGAATAGTTATACACTCAATCACGAGTTTCATCGTGAATCAATCGCACAAAAACAGGAAAAATGGAGACAACGACAACTAAATATATTTTATAAAACCGGTCGACCGATATTCGATATTTCAATAGATACCGAACACTTGAGACCTCATAATAATCCGCATCATCACCGAGACCCTGCTATGTATCAAGTACATCAACGATCAATAGTAAACAAAAACAAGTGATGTTTAGTATAAAATTGAAATGCGTACACGATGTATCACTCGTATAATATCATACACATGAATAGAATCATCCGATATCTAGGGACCGAATATAAATTTGATTATCATACGGCCATTTCTAAACTCGAAATAGCATTCCCAATGGAGTCCTTTACGGAAGACACCGAAAATACTCCTACTGAAAACAATGCTAATACGAATGAAAATCCGTCCATCGTTAATATTCCCATTAATGCAGATACACCAGTAGCATCACTCCTTGGTATTATCGACGAACAAAAAATTAAGGAAGAACGGACCGATATATGGAAAAATAGCCATTATAAACATTTACCCGGACTACAATCAAACAATATTGGTAATGTCGGAGAAATGTTCCTTGGAAACATTTGTAAAAACGCAAAGGTCGAATCTGACATCGATGGTACAAAAACAAAAAAAATCGGCGGAGGAGCGGGGGACGGAATCATAAAGGGAAAAACCGTAGAAATAAAAACCGCACACTGTGGAGGCAACGCAAGTTACCAACATGAACTCGGTGAATTTCCATGGCACGCCGAGTATATGGCGTTTATCGATATCGACCCACAATGTGTCTATTTAACCATATTTCCTAATTTTACAGAAGAACAATATAAAAACTGTGTTAAATGTGAACCCTATTTCCCGACTCGATCATTCTGTTGGAGGAAAAAATCGGGCGCATTCAAACTAGATACCACCCCTAAATTAAACGAACAATGCATATTACAAGGTAATACAATAAAAATAACAGAAGAAACCACATTTGAATCGATAGGTGAATTCATTCAACGAATTATTATGTAAATTTCTCGATTATTTGCGAAGAACGTATATTATAAGCCGAATTTGTTGATAAAAAGGCGACGGAGGACCAATCAATGTCCTTGAATTTTTGTATATTTTCCCTTTTATTTTCATGAAATACAATCCCGTACCCCTTTTTTCGAGGCAACTCGTCAAATGTATTGTAATGTGTCATCGAATTTTTACCAAAACATGTCGACGGAATATACATATCACAGTCATAAAACATTTTTTTATTACGCGTCGTAGATGGAGTTCCTCCATCAGAAAGTGAATATATTTTTAAAACGCTACTGTTTGGCGCCTTCAACTCATATGCTTTGGATATATGATGTTTCGACCAAACTTGGAAAATACAATTCACTTTTACTGACTTCTTGGATGGCTCATAAAATTCAGTATCCAACTTTTCAGAATGAATTAAATTATAACCAGTCACGCGTTTACGAGGCACGCCCTTTCCGTCACTTTCAAACAATTGGGGTAATATAAAACAAACATAATCAGCAAATGGTGCCGAATGGTTAATGAACTTCAATGCCAATTGTCCGCGCAATCCAAATGGAGGGTTTCCAAACACAATGTATTTCTCTTTGGTTGGTGGATTCCATTCCAAATAATCTACGGTTTCTATCCCTTCCGCTTTAGGATCAATATCGAATGCAATTGTCCGATCCTTGGGTAACACATTCAAGAAACTACCGTCTCCAGCAGATGGCTCGATATATGTATATTCCGCATCTGATTCGCCATTAGATTCTAATATTGTCTTAAAACGATCAAAACATGTGCGCGCCGTCTCGATTGGTGTATAAAACTGATCCTTCTCTTTATACGAAAACTTCGAATAATCAATCGGAATTTTACTAAACTTCATCAGATCAAATTGATATGCGGTTGGAACAGACTCCAATTCTATCCATCTCTTAACTGTACCCGTCGCAACATTTAAGGCAACGGCAATCTCCCCATAAGAATGATCGTTCAGTGCGTTTTTCAAAATTTCCAAGATTGACACGGGCACGTCACTGTGCGATGTATCTAGATTACTCGTCTCTACTGGACGAACAAGTGCCTGAATTCTTTCTTCCACTATTTCATTCACTTTTTCCATTGTATTTTCACATTGCCTTTTTCGATTCTGATGGCTACTGTAATGAGATCTTTGGGCGAAATCCTTTCCGCAACGAGGACAACTATATTTAACCATTTTGGGTGTTTACTATATAGTGTACATCTGTTTTTAAATCAATTTTTAGATCTGTAAAATTGAATTGTCGCACCTTGGTCTAATTATCCATACTTTACTTATCGACGATCGTTCATAATGCCTTCCATCATTAGACGCCTCGACCATATACGCGATATCGCACATACTACCCACGAAACATTCTCAACTGACCGTGGAACATATACCGGAATTACCGACAATGGGTATCAACACGGTGCAGGAAAAATGGTCTATAATAACGGAAACCAATATAAGGGTCGATGGAACATTGACAAACGTCACGGACGTGGGCGAATGGACTACGCTAACGGTGACACATATAGTGGTTTCTGGAAAAATAACAAATATCACGGTATTGGCACTGTAAAATATGCGGATGGAGACATGTATACCGGATATTGGAAAAATGGACGTCGACATGGCAGTGGTACACTTCTTAGTTCAAATGGGGACAAATATCAAGGTGAATGGATCGATGATGAAGTGACCGATTATGGCAAATGTACCTACTATAATGG